CCGGCGCCTGACAAGCTCGCCCCCGGCGCTCAGGGGCGGATCGCGCGATGCGGGAAGGCCTTCGGGCCACAGGGCCGCACCGGACCCGATCCCCACCCCTGTAAGCCGGGGCGCAGGATAAGGACATGACGATGCCCAACATTGCTCTGATCGCGACCGCGCTGGTCCTGGCGATCGTCATGGTCATCATGGCCATTGATATCCGCCTGATCTTCGACCGGCTCACGCGGTATCGCCGCATCATTGGAGAATATCCGCCAGCACTGCGCCGCCTGTTCTGGCGCCAGTTCGTCTGGATCGGCTTTCCTTATGGTCAGCTGATCAGCCTCATCTTCTGGCTGCTGATCGCCTTCCCGACCGCCTGCCAGCTGGCGCACCTTGCGATGTCGCCGGCATGAGCTTCGTCGCCCTTCCCCCCGAAGCCGATCTGGAACCGACACCGGAGAATGAACCGACCATCACCAATGATGGCTTCTTCCCCGATATCGATCCGCTGGCCGTCCGCGCGGCTCAGCGCGTTCCTTCCAGCATCACCGCCGCGCGCCTGCGGGCCGCGATCCTGGGCGCGATGATGACCGCGCGCATCGACCTTGTCGCCTTCGCCGCCTCGGCCCAGGTCGCCGGTCATGCCCGGCTGCAGGATATGCCAGGCCCCCAGCTCGACGGCATCAGCATCCGCGTGCTCGCCTATAGCCGCGCGATCGGCCTCTATACCAAGGCCGAACTGATCGAGCGGCATCGCGATTTCGATACCACCAATGCCGGCGCCAACCAGGCGAGTGAACTGGAAGGCTCGATCGGCGAACTGCGCCGCGATGCCCAGCACGCCCTGCGCGACCTCAAGGGGATCGGCCGCACCATCGTGGACCTGATCTGATGGCCAGCGCGCAGCAGCTGACCGCACGGCAGGGCGATACGCTCGATCTGCTGCTGTGGCGCGATGCCGGGCTTGGCCCTGATCATCTGACCCGCGTTCTCGATGCCAATCCCGGCCTTGCCGATCTTGGCACCATCCTGCCGCTCGGCACGCTTGTGACCGTCCCGGCAACCTCCGCCAGCACTGCCACCGGCGTGCGCACCATCACGCAACTTTGGGACTGATCCATGGACCTGCGCAATCTGCTTGAAACCGGCGCCGACCTTGTCGGGTCGCTCACCCCTTCGCTGATCGGCTCGGCCGTCGCCCAGGCATGGAAGCCGGCCCTGCCGCTCCATCAGCGCTTCGTGCAATGGGTGGTCGGCTCGACCGTCAGCTATTACGCCACGATCGGCATCATCGCCGTGACGGGCTGGAATGGCTTCGTCGCCCAGTCGATCGCCTTCGCCATCGCCCTGGTCGCCTTCGACGCGACCCCGCGCGTGTTGCGCGCCGTCTCCGACATATTGGCCGGCCTGCCCGCGCGCCTGGCTGACCGCTACCTGCCCAAGGGGGACTGATCCATGAGCATGTTCGATCGCGCTGCCCTCCTCGCGGAACTGGTCCGTGATGAGGGCGAGCGCCTGAAAGTCTATCGCTGCACCGCCAATCGCCGCACGATCGGCGTCGGCCGCAATCTTGACGATGTCGGCATCAGCGCAAGTGAAACCGCTCGGCTCGGCATCACGATCGCCAGCTGCGTCGCGTCGGGCATCACCCGCGATCAGTCCCGTGCCTTGCTCGACAATGACGTTCGCCGCTGCGAAGCCGATCTGGATCGCCGTCTCCCCTGGTGGCGCGCGATCGATGCGGTGCGCCAGCGCGTGCTGGTCAACATGTGCTTCAATCTGGGCATCAAGGGCCTGCTGGGCTTCGTCAACACCCTCGCGATGATCAAGGCCGGGCGCTACAGCGATGCGGCCACGAACATGCTCAAATCGAAATGGGCTGGCCAAGTCGGCGACCGGGCGAAGCGACTGGCGGCCATTATGCGGACTGGCCAGGCATGACGGTCCGTGTTGCGCTGGCCGCTTCCCTCGCCGCCTGTCTGATCGGCATCGCCAGCTTCGCCTATGGCGTCCATGTGGGCGCCGCCCAGGAACAGGCGACGCAGAAGCGCGCGGACGATGCCCGCGAGGCCGAACGGGCCAAGCTGCAGGCGCAGATCGATGCGTCCGCGCAGCAGCACCAGGCCGCCGAATATGCCCGACAGGGCGCAGTCAGGGAAATCTACCATGAAAGCCAGAAGGTCATCGAGCGGCCGATTTATCGCACTGTCTGCCTTGATGCTGATGGCGTCGGCCTGCTCGACCGCGCCGCCGCCACGGCCAACGGCGAATCTGTCGCCAACTCTGCTGGCGCCGCCGCCACGGCTGCCGATGGTGCAGCGCAACCCCGGCGGTGAAATGACCGGTGGCCAATGCCATGGCAGCCTGGCTGCGCTCTATGATGTCGCGGGCCAGATTCGCGCGATGCTAGTCGAACTGCAGGACCAGATGCGCGCCGGCGCGTGCGCGGGACGTTGACCGATGCGCAAGGCCGACAGTCTGCGGCAATGGCTGACCGCCTATCTGCCCGAATATAAGACCCATCCCGATCGGCTGCACGTCTGGATCGAAGGCGGCCAGGTGGAGGCGCGCCGCTCGCGCACCCCCTCCTTCAGCTATCGCTACACTTTGAAGGTCGGGTTGTGGGAATATGCCGGCAATGCCGACCATATCATGGTGCCGCTGCTGGCCTGGATCGAGAAGGAACAGCCGCAGCTGCTGCGTCGTGACGACAGCCAGCCCTTCGGCTTCGAATGTGAATTGCTCGACGGCGACATGTCGGACGTGCTGATCTCGATCGACCTGACCGAAGCGGTGGTGGTGACGCCCAATCAGGCTGGCACCGGCTATGATATTCAGCATCCGCCCGAAGCCGGCTTGGTCGATGCCTTCGCCGGCGTGACGTCGTCGTTCGGCTCGCTCATCGCCAATGATGAAGATATCCTCCCATGAGCGATGATCTGGCCGAACTGGAACAGTTGGCCGGCGCCCTCCTGCGCAGCCTAGGCGCTTCGCAGCGGCGCACCCTTTTGCGCCGCATGGGACGCGACCTGGCGCAGGCGAACCGGGGTCGCGTCGCCGCCCAGCGCGATCCCGCCGGCGCAGCCTTCGAGCCGCGCAAGGCCAAGGCGCCGCCGGTGACCGGGCGCGGCGCGACCTGCTTCCTCTACCCCTCAGGCGGCGGCGGTGCGCCGCGCCGCGTGATCATGAAAAGTTTCACCTGGGGCAGCGACAGGATGATGACCGGCTTCGATATCGAGGCGGGCGCGATCCGCTCTTTCGAGTTCGAAAAGGTCGTCAAATGGTTGCCCGTGCCCGAAGAGCATCGCAACCGAACGGGCGGCACGCTGCGCCGGCGGGGCGGCCTGCGTCGAAAGGCTATGTTTCGCCGGCTTGCGTCTGGCAAGTACTTGCGCAGCCAAGCCGATGATCGCGGTTTCTGGGTCGGCTTCTCGGGCAAGGCGTCGGCTATCGCCTCGATCCACCAATATGGGTTGCGCGACAAGCCGTCGCCGCGCGCCCAGGCTATGGGTTATCCCAAGCGTGCATTGCTGGGCGCGAGCGCGGCAGATCGCGAACATATGCTGGACTTGCTCTATTCGCATATGCTTGCCACCTAACCTGGGGCGCGAAAATCCTGCGATCTGCGAATGACCACTATCGTTTACTTTTGCTGCTTTTTTCATTCACGGAATGGGACGTGCCACGTTATCCTATTGCGGCACTTACGAAAAACGTCGCGAGCTACTAACCTCGTTGAGGTGCAACGATGATCGTTGCTTAAGCGAAAGCAATTGTGCAGAGGAAAAGCCAAACTGCCGGTCACTCAAGACTTGGTGGCGTATTTATCTGTGAGGACGTCGATGAGTGGGGAACGGGGCGAGGACAACAACAGGCCAGAAAAATGGCGGCCAGGCAAAAAGCTCTATGAAAGTTGCGAGCCTTTTGCGCATGCTGCAAAAGTCGCTCTGCAGATGATTGTCGGCGTTGGGACCGTTCTGTGCCTTATCTGGCATGTCGGAGCAGCCATAGGTTTTCTTCCGCCGCCTTTTTTCGCAACCGCACAGCCGTTGCAAATCGTTGCCACGGGCCTGGAGTATGCCGCTGGTGTCGAACTTGCGTTTATGCTCTTCACTGATGGACCAGACGAAGCCGTTCAACCCCTTATCCTGGGTTTGGCAGCCGCCGCCCTTCTTGCCATTTCGACCGGCGTTTCCGCGGACGCAATCGAACCAATTGCGATCGTTGCTGCACCTGTGTTCGCGATAACGATAGGTTTTTTGCTATGGATAAGAGATATTTTCATAGCGCCACAACCCGACGATGAGACTGGCGGAAATGGCTGATTCGCAGCGCAAAAAGGCCCGAGCAATACGCGCCATTAATTCAGTGAATGAGTTTTCACAGAACCATTCTGGAACTATTTCTCTATTAAGCGCTGTAGCATCCATTGTAGCAGCGCTCGGCCTCACTCTAACTGCAACGCAAATTTACGATGCGCGAAAAGCTGGCGACGGACAGACTTATGCTCAGATTGCCGATGTGTGGCATCAACACCTCGCATTGTTGCTAGAGTACCCTGAAATGCGGCCCTTTATCTATGGCCGTCGTGCCCTTAAAGAAGAGGAACCACTTGCAGATCAGGTGAATGCCTACGTGGACTTGCGGCTCGACGCAATGGACAGGGTGATCACCGCCGCAAGGCTTGCGGGATGGAAAAAGCAAGATCTCCAGGTATGGCGTTCTATTTTCATTCGCGCTTTTGTTGACAGCCCTACACTTTGCGCTGTATTTAGGAGCAACTCCGAAGATTACCCAGAGCTTGTTAACTACGCGCCGACGCAATGCGGAGGCAATGTTGATTTGATAAGCCAATATTGAGATGGGGACTTACGTCCGCGCTGTACGGACAGAAAGAGACAGGGATCGGCCGCTTCCGACTCCTCCACAAGCTTGCTTTGGAGAGAGTTATCCGACCATCCGCTTCTCCAACTTTCATTGTCATTCAGCTTGCCCCCTCGTGTGCCCGCGCTTCAGATGAGCGAACAACGACAAGACAGGGCTATTCAAAATATCAGTTTAGGAAAGCGACGCGCTATCTTTGAAGACAGACGTCGCTTTCACAAAGAGTTCAGCCGATAATGTCAGGCGAGAAAAATTGCGTAGACGCAAGCCCATCAAAATTAAGCGTCGACGCGGCAACATCCTCAAAAACTATCAGATTGTTCCAGTTATCCCCGTGACCGTCGCGATCTATCTGGAGGATCGCGTCACTCCCCGACTGAAGCAACTGCAAATGCCCAGTTGCGAAAGGGTTGGTCGATCCATTCCAATTTTGCAGGTAACCGACCATGCCAGTCAGGTCGACAACATCCTCCGCGGCGTTAAAGTCTGTGACCTCCAAGACATCCCGGATCACAGAGTAGGTATTGCCCATAATTTTGAGGGAATCAGCCCCGGCCCCCAGGGTGACGGTCTGACTAAGCCCGCCCATGCCGATAGTCACCGCATCGTCGCCGGCTCCCGCATCGA